TAGGCGATGCAGCAAGTGCGAGGACAAGCAGGCTCTGCTAGAGGACGCAGCAAATGACTGAAGAACAGAACGCAGCGATTGCAGAGGCACTGACGTCACTAGAAGCCCGGGCGGAGCTGTTGGAAGCCGAGCTTCGGGGGGCGTTGTGCATGCTGGACGAGGTCAACCCGTTCCTGATGTTTCACAAGAGAACCGATTCGCTGCGCTTTGTGGCTGACCGGGAAGACCTGAATGAAACATTCAAGCGGCTAACAACAGGAGAATTGAAATGACTGTAATGCCTGCCAATGCCACAGGTTGGTTTTGGCACTGTCTTGCTCGTGAGACAGGGCATATTGGGCATCTTTTCAGTCCCGGCGCCGAGCGTGGGCCTTGGCCTTGGATGCCGTATGCTTTGGATAACGGAGCTTTTGCGGCTTGGGATATGGCGGCAAACGTCTGGGACGAAGCAAGGTGGGACATCAACGGCTGGAGACGAATGCTTTTCTGGGCTCAGGCTCAAGAGCAGCAACCGCTTTGGGCAATTGTTCCTGATTGGATTGGAGACGGGCAGCGCACTATTGAACGCTGGCATGCTTTCAAGGATCAAGTGTCGTTTCCTAAGGCTTTAGCCGTTCAAGATGGGATGACTGTTGAACAAGCCAGAGAGTTACAGCCGGATGTAATTGCAGTTGGCGGAACCACAGAATGGAAATGGGCGACCGTCGAGATGTGGGCAAAAGAATTCCCGCGAGTACACGTCTTACGAGTCAACAGTCCTTCAAAATTGGATTATCTCGAATCGTTGGGGATTGAAAGCTGTGACGGCACAGGATGGAATCGCGGGAGCCGAGATCAAACGCTAGGGCTAGAGGTATGGGCAAGGAAAAACCCGAAACCTAGGATAGATTGGCTTACGCCGTTTACTTGCAGACAACAAAGAGACAAACAACAGATTACATTTGCATGAGTCCGCATGAGTTGCATTTAATTTGGAAACATAAACACAATACAATGAACTTTCACGACTACGAAGGCTTTGTAATCCAGTGGGCAGAGGACCGGCAGATTATCCCCAACTCAACGGCAGTGGCTCAGTGTTTGAAGGCTGTCAGCGAGATGGGCGAACTGGCGGATGCGGTGAATAAGAAGGACAGGGAGGGCATGATTGACGCAGTGGGCGACGTGATTGTCTGCCTGATTAACCTGTGTGCTCTGGAGGACACGGACATCACCGAGTGCCTTGGGCAGGCGTGGTATGAGATTAAAGACCGCAAGGGCACACTGCTTCCGAGTGGCGTTTTCGTGAAAGAGGCCAAATGACTGACGAGCAGATTAACTGGGCTATTGTAGAAGCCACCAACGCCGATCCCCACTGGAAGTGCGCCAAAGACTACTGCTCCGACCTAAACGCGATGGCAAAAGCGGAGAAGGTGTTGTGCGAACAAAAGGCAGAGTTGTATTTCTTTGTTCTGCACGATGTGGCCGGAAACCTGATGTACCATCGCGCCACAGCTCGTGAACGCGCAGAGGCGTTCCTGCGCACACTTGGCAAATGGGAGGAGGTGCAGGGATGAGCGAGATTTGGCTTAAAGTCCTTTGTCCGGTGCGGGTGTCGCTGCTGACGGATTTGGTAAATGTGGCGCCAGAAAAAACATTTCTTCGAGATGGCGGCTCTGTGGAGCTTGATGGCAAAACACATCGCGTGCTTGAGTTTGTAGTCCCTGAAGAATTCTCGGCATCCACCGAGCTATCTTCGGTAGATCATATCGGTGAGGTCACCGAAATGGTGAACAAGGAGGTGACCGAATGAACAAGCGATTCATGCAGTTCCTAAGCGATCTGGCGGAAGAGAACGACCGCTTTGAAGCCGAGGTCCAACGCACCAGATTGCACATCGGTGTTTTGATCGAAACCAATCAAGAACTCCGAAAGACAGTGGCTGAATGGAAAGCAAAAGTGCGGAAACTAAAGAAGGAGGCACAGAAATGAACGATGCAGGCGAACAGATCCTATTGCACCGAATCAAATCACTGGAGTGGCTGATAGACGTAAAAACTGAACAGGTCCATAGATTGCAAACTGCACTCGAACGCATCCGCGACTCCGAGTATGTGGTCTACGAAAAGGTCAGGCAAATTGCCCGGGAGGCACTGGAATGATTGACGAGACGACATACAAACTTGCTGAACTGGCTGCAAAACAGCGGCAGCATATGTGGAACCTTATGCAGGCTGTTAGACATTTATTGCACGCTGGTACGCCGGGTTATCCAAACGAAGAGTTTGCAAAAAAGGTCGCCAAAAAGTGGTTGCGTGAAGCAGAAGCATTTGATGAGGGAAAAGAAGTGGCGAAATGAACCTCGACGTCAACTTCAAGTGCCTTGTCCGTCGTTCGTGGTTTACTAAAGACCCGGAGGACGTTGCGTTCGACCACTGTATTGCGTTCGGAGCGCAGACACTGGGCGGCAAGATTCTGACGTTCCACATTATGACCGACTACGGGATGCTCAGGAGCAGAGTCCCGTTGTCTGAGGTATATGTGAAGGAGCCGACGTCGGATATTCCTCACCACTACAAGCAACTCTGGGACTGCTTTGGAGAGGTTGGAGAGGTGGTTGCGTACGAGTACCTGTGCGGCAAACGGGCTCAGGTTATGCTGAAGGACAAGACGATAGTCTGGGGCACTTACATGTTCACGATCGACTGGCTCGACAACCCGTATTCAGAAGAGCCTACGGACTACAAGTGCGGGCATGTGCTGGCGGCGGATGCCGGCTACCTGTTGTGCCAGCCCAACAACCGGATTCAGTGGCGGGACAGCAACTTCATCACCCGGGAGTTCCCGGTGGACAAGAAGAAGTTCAAGGTGGACACAGAGTTGTTCAGCGTTGAGTCTTGTTCTGACAGGTGGGTTTCTGAGGATGGAGATTGCTTTTACTATGACGTGAAGGAAGAAAGGGACAAATGAGCGACCGTTGCGAGTACTGTGGCCGGCGACTTGAGATGGGGACGTTTGGTATTGCCTGCACTACCTGCGCACTTGTGGACGATGTGTCCCAGCTAAAGCGACGTGTCAAAAGACTAGAGACCCTCCTGCGCGACGCGCACGAATACGTTCGGACCGAGCCGCTTTACCGGAATGCAGCCGAGGGGCCAAACAAGTTTTTGGACGAGCAAGCCGCTGAATTGAACACGAAAATTGAACACGAATTGAACACGAAATGAATGTACGTCTAATTGCCCTGACCCAGTCTTTAGAAAAATGAACCCAGCCAAAGACGAAACACATCAGGCTTTTCTGAAAAGAATCGCAGACGAATTGGGAGAACACTTTGATTGCGTGCAGATCTTTGCGCAGATCGATACTCCGGAAAGCACGCTGCCAATGGCGGCTGGAATTGGGAACATATTTGCCCGGATAAAACAGGCTGAGATCTTTGTCGATCGGTTTAATGAGATGCAGTTTATTGTTGATTTCAAGGTAGAAGAAGAGGATGAAGAAGAGTGATGGACTTGAAATCCGAAGGTATCGACATTGGGCTGGCTCTTGCCGGGCTCGCAGGCAGCGTCCTGATGAGTAGCAAGACGGCTGCAACGTCGTTACCTAAGACGATTGCGTCCCTGCTGGGAGGCGCCGCGTCGGCAAACTACGTCACGCCGCTGGTCCTTAAAATTGCGCACCTCGACAGTGAGCCACAGTACGGTTTTGCTGCTGCGTTTTTGTTGGGATTCTGTGGCCTTCGAGGCGTAGAAATGCTGGTTGGAAAGGTATTTAATGCAAATGAACCCGCTCACAATACTAAACGTAGCCGCTAATGTAGTGCTGTCGGTCTCTGCGCTGCATTTGATTCTAAAGGTTTTCGGGCACCCAAACAGCCCGGTGTACGCCCGTCCATTTGTTGCATTACTCTGTAAAGCGGCTGCTACGCTGACTTTTATTGGTGCTGTCGCGAACGTCTGGACGTTGTCTACCCCGGGATGGACCGAGATTGTGTTAAACGTCGGTGTGAGTTGCAACTGGGCGTGGATCTCGGCGTTTATTAATACGACACACAAGGCCGAAAAGAAGGTTGCGGCAAAGCCGCCGGCGAGGCCGAC